AGCTTTCAACTGGTGAAGCAGTATGGCGAAGGCCGCCGCGCCTATCTGCGCACCATCGCAAAGCCCGTGAAGGACAGCGTGCGCGTGGCGGTGGACGGGATCGAGACAACGGCCTTCACCTGCGATGAGGCAACCGGCCTCGTGACGCTTGGCATGGTGCCGGCCGCCGGGGCGCGGGTGACGGCGGGTTTCCACTTCGATGTGCCGGTGCGCTTCGATACCGATGAACTGCGCATCGACCTGACGCAGTTCGAGGCCGGCGACATTCCCGATGTTCCGGTGGTGGAGATCCGCCCATGAGGGTGCTTCCCGAGGGGCTTTCAGAGCATCTCGCCAGCGGTGCGACCACGCTGTGCCATTGCTGGAAGCTGACGACGCGGCGCGGCGAGGCGATGGGTTTCACCGACCACGACCGGGCGCTGTCATTCGATGGCGTGACCTTCGAAGCGGATGCGGGTTTTAGCGCAACCGAGATCGAAAGCTCGCTGGGGCTGTCGGTCGACAATCTGGAGGCGTCGGGCGCGCTGTCATCAGGCCGGCTCAGCGAGGCGCGTCTGGCGGCGGGCGATTTCGACGATGCCGCGATCGAGGTGTGGCGGGTGAACTGGCAGGATGTGCGCCAGCGTGTGCTGCTGCGCAAGGGCCACCTGGGCGAGGTGACGCGCGGGCGGAATTTCTTCTCGGCCGAACTGCGCGGCCTTGCGCATGTGCTGAACCAGCCGCATGGCCGGCTGTTCCAATATGGCTGCGATGCGCGGCTGGGTGACGCGCGCTGCGGCATCGACCTGTCACAGCCGGCCTTCAGCGTGACCGCCACGGTGGCCGATGTGGCAGACGCCAGGCGCTTCACCGTGACGGGCGCTGAGATCTTTGCCGATGGCTTCTTCGCCGCGGGCAATTTCCGTTTCGTGACGGGCGGCAACCTTGACCGCGCCGGCCAGATCAAGTTTCACCGGCTGAGTGGTGGTGCGGCGCGCGTGGAACTCTGGCAGGACCTGCCGGAGGCGCCCGCCGCCGGTGACCGCATCCTGCTGCAGGCCGGATGCGACAAGCAATTCGCCACCTGCAGGGCCAAGTTCGGTAATGGCGTGAACTTCCGCGGCTTCCCCCACATGCCGGGCGATGACTTCGTGATGACCTATGCCAGCAACACGAGACGCAAGTCCGGCAAGCGGTGAGCACAGCCATGCCCATTGAACAGGAGATCGTTGCCGCGGCGCGCGGCTGGCTCGGCACGCCCTATTGCCATCAGGCGAGCCTCAGGGGTGTGGGCACAGATTGCCTCGGGCTGGTGCGTGGCGTGTGGCGTGAGGTGATGGGCGATGAGCCCGAAACACCGCCCGGCTATGCGCCGGGCTGGGCCGAGGCGGGCGGTACGGAAGCAATGGCGGAGGCCGCCCGGCGGCACCTGCGCGAAATACCGCCTCCAGATTTCCGGGCGGGTGATGTGCTGCTGTTCCGCTGGCGGCCGCACCTGCCGGCCAAACATGCCGGGATCGCCGTTTCGGCGCACCGCATGATCCATGCGCAGGACGGGGCTTCGGTGACGGAGATTGCGCTCTCTGCCTGGTGGCTCAGGCACCTTGCCTTTGCCTTCCGCTTTCCCGGAGTTGATGACTGATGGCGACTGTTGTGTTGCAGGCGGTGGGGGCTGGCATCGGAACGATGTTCGGCGGCCCGCTGGGCGCGGTGCTGGGCCGCGCCATCGGGGCTGCCGCCGGAAGCTTCATCGACCAGACACTGTTCGGCAGCGGCAGGACCATCGAGGGTGCCAGGCTTTCGGACCTCCGGGTGATGGCTTCCTCCGAAGGTGCCACGGTACCCCGGCTGTGGGGCCGGATGCGGGTGGCCGGGCAGGTGATCTGGGCTACCGAATTCGAGGAACGGCGCAAGACGGAGAACCAGGGCGGCAAGGGTGGCGGCGGCGGCGACAAGATCAAGACCTATTCCTATTTCGCCAATTTCGCCGTGGCGCTGTGTGAGGGCCGCATCGACCGCATCGGCCGGATCTGGGCCGATGGCGTGGTGTTCGATACCTCCGACGTCACCATGCGACTCTACCGGGGAAGCGAAACCCAGGAGCCTGACAGCCTGATCGTGGCTGCCGAGGGGGAGGGCCATGTGCCGGCCTACCGCGGCCTCGCCTATGTGGTGTTCGAGAGGCTGCCGCTGAAGCAATTCGGCAACCGCCTGCCGCAACTCTCCTTCGAGGTGTTCCGCAGCGGCGGTGGCGCGGAGGGCCATGTGCGTGCCATCACCATCATCCCCGGTTCAACCGAGTTTGGCTATGACACGGAGATCGTGACCCGCGAGGCGGAAGAAGGGATCACCGAGCCGGAAAACGCCCATGCCGAGGCGGGACAGAGCGACTGGAGCGTGTCGCTCGACCAGTTGACGGCAACCTGCCGCAATGTGGACGCCGCCTCGCTCGTGGTGGCGTGGTTCGGCACCGACCTGCGCTGCGGGTCTTGCGAGATCAGGCCCGGCATCGACAATGCGGAGAAGACAACCGCGCCGGAGACGTGGCGCGTGAACGGCGTCACACGCGCTGGCGCCTATCGCGTCAGCACGAATGACGGCGGGGCTGCCTATGGCGGCACGCCCTCCGACGCCTCCGTCATCCGTGCCATTCAGGACCTCAAGGCGCGCGGCCTCAAGGTGATGTTCCACCCCATGGTGCTGATGGACATTCCTGCCGCGAACGACAAGCCCGATCCCTATGGCGGCACGCGGCAGGCGAGCTATCCGTGGCGCGGGCGCATCACCTGTTCGATTGCGCCGGGCCGGCCCGGAACCCCGGACAAGACACCGGCCTGCGCTGCGGAAATCGCCGCCTTCGTGGGAGCGGCGAGGCCGCAGGACTTCACCACAGCGGCATTGGGCGTGAATTATTCCGGGCCGGCGGAGTGGAGCTTCCGCCGCATGGTGCTGCATTATGCCAGGCTCTGCGCGCTGGCGGGCGGTGTCGATGCCTTTCTGCTGGGCAGCGAGCTGCGCGGCCTTTCCACGCTGCGGCGCGAGGGCAATGCATTTCCCTTCGTGGCGGCGCTCTGCACGCTGGCCAGCGAGGTGAAGGCCATCCTGCCCGGGGCCGCGATTTCCTATGGTGCCGACTGGACCGAGTATAACGGCCACCAGCCTGCCGACGGCACGGGCGATGTGTTCTTTCATCTCGACGATTTCTGGTCGCTGCCCGATGCCGGCTTCATCGGAATCAACAACTACATGCCGCTGAGCGACTGGCGCGATGATGATCAGCACAAGGATCAATTAGCCGGAAGCATTTACAGCCTCGGGTACCTCAAGGGCAATATTGCGGGAGGCGAGGGCTTCGACTGGTATTACCGCAACATGGCCGAGCGCGCGCGGCAGGTCCGCACGCCGATTACCGACGGGGCCTATGGCAAGCCGTGGGTGTTCCGGGTGAAGGACCTGAAGAACTGGTGGCTGAACCGGCATTTCAACCGCCCCGGCGGCATCGAGCGCGCAACGCCGACCGCATGGGTGCCGCAATCCAAGCCCTTCTGGTTCACCGAGACGGGCTGCGCGGCAATCGACAAGGGCGCCAACCAGCCCAATGCCTTCATCGACGTGAAGTCGGCGGAATCGCTCATGCCCCATTTCTCGCAGGGCTGGCGCGATGACCTGATGCAGAACCGCTTCGTGACGGCGGTGAGCCAATACTGGTCGGCCGCCGGGAGCCACAATCCGGCGCTTGCCGGCGGCGTTGGCCGCATGGTGGAGCCCTCGCGCATTTTCTTCTGGGCCTGGGATGCAAGGCCATACCCGCAGTTTCCGGCGCGCGATGATGTGTGGTCGGATGCCGCCAATTATGCGCGTGGCCACTGGCTGAATGGCCGGATCGGGGCCATGCCGCTCTCGGCCGTGATCAGCGGCGTGGCCGCCAGCTGCGGGCTGGACGATGTCGACTGCGACGGGGTGGACGGGCTGATCGACGGCTTCGTGATCGACCGTGTGACCGCCGGACGCGATGCGCTGGAGGGGCTGATGCGGGCCTATGCCGTTGATGCGGTGGAGAGCGGCGGGCGGCTGCGCTTCTTTTCGCGCAAGGCGGCGGCGCTGGCTGCGGCGGCGCCCGATGATTTCGTCGAGATCGCGCCGGACCGGCCGCTCTACCTGCTGAGGCGCGCGCAGGAAACGGACCTGCCGCAAGCGGTGAAGATCTCCTATGCCGAGTCCGGGCTCGACTACCGGCTGGCGGTGGTGGAGGCTCAGGCCGGGGGTGGCTCCAGCCGCCGTGATGCGCTGATCGAGCTTCCCGCCGCCGTGCGCCAGGACGAGGCGCAGAAGCGCGCCCAGGTGATGGTGCAGGAAGCCTGGGCGGCGCGCGAAAGCGCTGAGCTGGCGCTGCCGCCTTCATTCCTGGCGCTGGAACCGGGCGATGCCGTGACGCTGTCGCTTGACACCGGGCCGGTGACGGTCAGGATCGAGGAGGTAGCGGATGGCCTGTTCCGCAAGATACGCGCCCGCCGCCATGATGCCGCAGTCTATGAACCGGCGGCCACTGCGGCGCGCGGTGAAACGGCGGCGGCTCCGGTTCTCTACGGAAAGCCCAGCGCCGTTCTGCTTGACCTGCCGCTGACCGAGGGCGACGCGACGCGGGCCCATGCGCCATGGATCGCCGCCACCGCCGTGCCCTGGCCCGGCGTTCTGAGCCTGTCACGCCGGACAGGTTCTGCCGCCTTCGCAGACAACATCACGCTCGATACGCCGGCCACCATGGGCTTTCTGACCAGCCCGCTCGACGCGGGGCCGCTCTATGTCTTCGACCGGGCGGCAGACTTCACGGTGAAGCTCACCTCCGGCCTTCTCTCCTCGGTCAGCGAGGAGGAGTTGCTGCAAGGCGCCAATGCCGCTGCCATCGGTTCCATGGAGGAGGGCTGGGAGATTATCCAGTTCAGGCAGGCCGAGCTTGTGGGCGCGGGAAGCTACCGCCTGTCATGGCTGCTGCGC